GTACACGCAACTCCACAGAAGTCTGCTCTGACACGTCACATTTGACATGGGGTAAGTTGGTTGACAAATATGGAAAATTGCCACGTTTACCATTGAAGCCAGAGGCAATACCATATTGAAAAGATAAACATGAAATGCCCTGATGAAAAGGCGTCGAAGTAACTACCAACTTGAAACATAGCGTTGCTCTAAACCCCTTTGCTCCCTCCATCCTATTATAGCTCGCTTGTCCAAAACATGATACCATGTCGTTCTGTGCCGACAAAGTTATCTGATCTTGAACACCCGGGCTCACAGTATAAGTTCCTGTTCTGAACAGAAATGGTCTTGATAAATAAGACTTCAAGTCCTCAATATCACCAGATGGATGTATGGTGCCTCTGTTCACAGCCGAAACACGTGCACATAACGTAGCATCATTATCGAAATGAGACATCTGTGTCACATTCTCCACATTCTGCTGTATGGAGATACCTTCTATTTCCGGGCAAGTATCATCTTTGGTGGCATTGCCCTCCACCTTAACATCTGAATTTATTGTTGTAAGCTATGTACACACCAGGTTCAGCTCACGAAATCCTGGTTGGGATGTGTTCCTCTCTCTTAAGGACTGAGTAGTTGTCCTTCCCACATGGGGTCATGGTACACCGACACATCACTTATGTGCGCACCTTGTCTTTAAATTAGAACCATACATCAAAACGAGTCTTGATGTAAGCTCTGGCCGCCGCACGGGATGAGAACTTAAGTTTAATCCCGTGACGGTCGGCCCATGATACAAGCTTTGTGTTGTACACGTCCCAATCCTCCTTGCTGTGCAATGATAGCTCACCCTGTAAAATCTCACAATTCTGTTGCACATCTACAAGAGGGCTCTTGTTATTACGGTAGAAGTATGGTGTATATAGGAAACTCTCCTTGGCCAAGGGTCCAACCCAGCCCAAATAAGGAGCTCCCCCTATAACAGCCTCCTCTCCTATATCATCGTGAACAAATCTCCTCTTAAGGAAAGTCACATGGTATATGTCCGTGTAGGGGACCAACTCACCATCCTTAGCTCCAGCAGTGTATGTGAGTCCAAAGAGGTCCCCCATCGCCTTAGCCACCGTGACCTGGTTAAACATCTCACACACCTCATCATCGACACCACTGACATTGTCATCACCAAATGTGTTGATAAAAACATGTTTCCACATATCACATGTGTCTCCCGTGAGGTGAATGTAGCACGCTGTCAAAGTGAGCAATGAATACATGGAATTGACCACTGTTGTCAAGGGGTGACCACTGGGCAAAGACTTGTGCCATTGCACAAGATGTGACGCCATGCATCCTGGCCCAGTAATATGTATCGAGTGTGTCAAATCTTGCCAAAGCAAAGCACGAATATCATCATCGCGTGCACTCCAATTGGGAGAGCGTGCATACCATCGTTGTATAACGCTCAATATGGCATCATGAACCCAAGGCTGCTCGCTGGC